CAGCGTCAGATACCTTGGCATCCCAGCCAGCGGAGTAACGACTACAGCCTACAGAACAGTAACCGAGTTCACAGCAACATCGGGGCAGACATCATTCAGTGTGCCTTCATATACCGTTGGCTACATTGATGTGTACAGAAACGGTGTACGCCTTGTATCTACAGACTTCACAGCCACTACAGGAACGACAGTAGTTTTAGTCAACGCATGTACATCAGGCGATTCAGTAGTAACAGAGAGCTTCCTTGTCAGTTCGGTGTTGAATGCTATTCCTGCTACTGCGGGTAGCGTGTCGGATAGTTACATTGTGAGTATGTCTTCGTCTAAGTTGACAGGTACTCAGACTATTCCAAAGGCTACATTGCCAACTGGTTCTGTGTTGCAGGTGGTGAGTACTGCAAAAACCGATGCTTTTTCTACATCTTCTGGTACTTTTGTAGATATTACAGGTATGAGTGTTTCTATTACTCCAACAGCATCATCAAGCAAAATTATGGTTTTTTGTAGTTTGCCTGTAGTTGGGCCAGATACATCTTCTGGTGTTGGATTTGCGCTAAATAGAAACGGAACATTGATTAATCAAAGTACCGCTGGAACATCTCAAAATGGAGTTGCAGTTGTTTTTTGGGCTAGCACAAGCATATACGGTGGCACAAGTTTTAATTATTTGGATTCTCCAGCCACAACTTCAGCACTTACTTACAAAATTCAAATGTTAACTTCCTCGTCAACAACTTGCTATATCAATAGAAGAAATGTAGATACTTATTTTGGCGCATCTTGCACAATCACAGTTATGGAGATAGCGGCATGAACCATCAAGCAATTTATGCGCTTTACCCAAATGTTGTCACTATTGATGACGGGGCTGGCGCATTTGACAAAGACGGCAAAAAAGTTGATATTGACATGGATGCAGTCAACGCATGGGTTGACCCAAAAGCGTATGTAGCCAAGCGAGTAGCAGAGTACCCAACCATTGGTGACCAACTAGACGCACTATGGAAAGGTGGAGATGCCCAAACAGAAATGCTGGCTAAAGTAATGGCAGTCAAAGCCAAGTATCCCAAGGAGCAAGCATGACCCTAGCAGTAAACATTGCCCAAGGCGGCTCAAACAACGTAACCTTCCGCAACCGCATCATCAATGGCGCTATGGTCATAGACCAGAGAAACGCAGGGGCTAGTGTTACGCCTACTGGAAACGGATATACACTTGACAGATGGAGAGCAGAGATAAGTGCATCATCAAAGTTTAGCGTTCAACAAAATGCAGGTTCAGTAACTCCGCCAACAGGTTTTACTAAATATTTAGGAATAACTTCTTTATCTGCTTATTCCGTAAGTTCTAGTGACTACTTTTTAATAAAGCAAGCCATTGAAGGAAATAACATTGCTGATTTGGGATGGGGTGCGGCAGGAGCATCTACAGTAACCTTATCATTTAAAGTTTATTCTTCATTAACTGGTACTTTTGGTGGTGCGTTACAAAATGCAGATGCGTCACGCTCATATCCATTTACTTACACTATTAGCAGTGCAAATACGTGGACATCGATTAGCATAACTATTGCTGGCGATACAACTGGCACTTGGCAAACTGGAACTAGTGCTGGCATTATTGTTTATTACGGATTAGGTGTTGGTTCTACATATAGTGGAACTGCGGGTGCATGGGCTTCCGCAAACTACGTTTCAGCAACAGGTGCTACATCAGTCGTAGGCACAAATGGCGCTACCTTCTACATAACAGGTGTGCAACTAGAAGCAGGGACAACAGCATCCCCATTTGAGTATCGTCAGTACGGTACGGAGTTAAACCTTTGCCAACGGTATTATTACGCAAATACCTTAACAAACTATCCTGCTTTTCATTACGCAAGCAGTGCATATACAGCCATTGTGTTGCCAGTAACCATGAGAACCACGCCAACCCTTACTTCAACTGGTCAGGGGACAACTTATTACGAGGCTGGCTCTGGCTATACATTTGCCGTATCAAATTGGCAAGGAGTTAGCGTATCGGGAGTCAGTCTTCAAGGCGCAGTTACTGGTGGAACTTCTGGTTATTCTGGAACTTTTTATCCAACTTTTCAAGCATCTGCGGAGTTATAAATGTACAAACTTGTTAATGATGTGGTAACGAAAAAAGTTTCAACAGTGTTGCGTATGTCTGACAATGCTTTCATCCCATTTGACCCAGACAACACCGACTACCAAGAATACCTTCGCTGGCTTGAGGCTGGCAACACACCAGAACCCGCAGAGGAGAACCAATAATGGCTTTAACGCAAGTTGACCAAGGTCTGCTGAGTACTAACGCCCAGTACACAGGGTTTAAGAACCGCATCATCAATGGCGCGATGGTGATTGACCAACGGAACGCTGGTGCGAGTGTTACGCCAGCGTCTGCGGCATACACTTTAGATAGGTATCAAGTAGTAGCATCTCAAGCAAGTAAATTTAGTGTTCAACAAAATGCTGCTGCTGTAACTCCACCGACTGGCTTTATAAACTATTTGGGTGTTACTTCTTTGTCTGCCTATACGGTCGGCGCTGCTGAAGCATTCTTGATCCAGCAAAAAATTGAAGGTCTCAATAGTAGCGACTTGGCGTGGGGGACTGCAAGCGCAGCAACTGTAACTCTTTCTTTTTGGGTTCGCAGTTCGCTAACGGGGACATTTGGCGGCTCTTTGCAAAATAGCGCTCAAAACCGTTCGTATCCTTTTACATACTCAATTAGCGTAGCAAATACTTGGGAACAAAAGTCAGTCACCATTGCTGGCGACACAAGTGGTACTTGGCTAACAACAAGTGGTGTTGGTATTTATCTCATTTTCAGCCTTGCAGCGGGTTCAACATTTAGCGGAACAGCAGGTGCATGGGCAGCAGCAGATTACCGTGGCGCAACAGGCGCAACAAGCGTAGTCGGCACAAATGGCGCAACCTTCTACATCACAGGCGTACAACTAGAAAAAGGCTCAACAGCAACGAGTTTTGATTACAGACCTTATGGTACTGAGTTGGCTTTGTGTCAGAGGTATTTTGAAGTAATTAGAGGAACTGACGGCGCTGTTAGTTTGCTTTCTTCCACATTAACAGGAAATGTAGTGAATTCTTGGTTAAATATTTTTTATAAAGTTACAAAAAGAGCCGCCCCTACTTTAACTGCCCCAACATGGGCGGCTTCACAGCCAAACGCTATAAACATTGCAGTAGATAATGCTGCATACGGTGGTAATAATTATTTTTATAGCGGTACTGGAAATACTGCAAATGCAATTACTATTTCTGCGGAGTTATGATGTATAAATTATTAAATTCAAAAAGCCCTGAAGGTGTAGTTGGAATCCCAAACGCAATTATTCGCACAAGCGATAACGCTTTTATTCCTATGTCAGAGGACAACACAGACTACCAAGCCTATTTAAAGTGGGTGGCTGAAGGCAACACGCCTTTACCTGCTGATGAACCAACGGCATAATCCATCTAAAGGAAAACACCTATGTCAAGTACCTATTCAACCAACCTAGCCCTTGAACTTATCGGCGCTGGCGAACAAGCTGGTAACTGGGGGTCAACGACCAACACCAACCTCGGCACTTTGCTTGAACAGGCTATCTCAGGCTACACAACCCAAGCCTGTACGGGCGGCACCGACACGCTGACAATGACCAATGGCGCATCAGCCACGGCTAGGAATATGTTCCTAGAACTAACGGGTACGGGTGGGGGTTCACTGGTTGTGCCAGCCAATAAGAAGTTGTACTTCATCTACAACAACACCTCTAGCGCCATCACAGTCAAAGTAACTACGGGCGTGTCAGTCCCAGCCGCAGCAAAGATAGTTCTTGTATCTAACGGTACAGATATTATTACGGCTACTAACTACATGACGGGCGCGACTTTCCCAAGCCCAACGCTTACAGGAACACCCGTTGCGCCGACAGCGGCTCCGGGAACAAACACAACGCAGGTTGCAACGACAGCTTTTGTGACTGCTGGGCTTGCTGCGGCGTATCCTGTTGGCGCTATTTTTCTAAGTACAGTTAGCACTAACCCTAGCACATTGCTTGGCTTTGGTACATGGGTAGCGTATGGCACGGGGCGGATGTTAATCAGTGCAGATGCTACATACACAGCAGGTTCTACTGGCGGTTCGGCAACAACAACATTAATTACCGCTAACTTACCAAGCCACACTCACTCATTTAGCGCTACAACGGGGTCGATGAGTGCAAACGCAACGCACAACCACAATTTACTAGGTTCAAGTTATCACTATGTTGCTGACGGTGGACAAAACCAAGGCGGTGCAAGTTCCAACCCATTTACCCCCGGTTCTACTACATATGGTGATGTAACTTCTACAGCCAATATTGACCACACCCATAGCGTATCTGGCACAACGGGTGGCACAGGTTCTGGTACAGCGGCAACCACAATCTCGCCATATATCGCTGTTTATATGTGGAACCGCACTGTATAACATGTGGACCCGTTCTCTGCCCTCCTCATTGCCCAAACTGCGGTTGGTTTCATCAAGCAGGGGTGCGCTTTCCTGCATGAAGGCCGCATGGAACTTGAGGGCGCAAAGAAGACGGCAGAGCAGGTCATCGGAGATGTCAAGGCAATCAAAGGAATTTTTGATTGGTTCATTGGTCTATTTGTTAGTAAACCAGCCGCCGAAGCGCCCAAGCCTGTGGCGAAAGCGAAAGCCAAGCCAGCAACCAAACAGCAACAGTCCTATGAGGAACTTGAACTCAAACTCATCAGCGAGATTGGGGCAAACCTCGGCGTCCTTTTTGACACACAACAAGAGATAAGCAACTACTATGCAGAACTTGAAGAGACAAGCAAGACCAACTACGACCCAGCGCAGAACACTAGTAAAAAGGCTATTGAACGTGCTTTGATTGAGTTGCAGATGGAGAAGTTGATGGAGCAGACTAGAGAGGCAATGGTCTACGCCCCGCCAGAGTTAAAAGACTTGTACAGCAGATTTCTGGTAATGCACGGCAAGATTGAACGTGAACAGGAATGGGCTAGGGCAGAGATGATTCGCAGGGCTAGGATGGCAAGGTGGCGCAAGGAGCAAGACGAGATTCGGGTCATTGAATTAACAAGTGGGGTGATTGCCGTGACGTTTATATCTCTATTTTTTGGATGGCTCATGTGGGAAATACGAAACTTGTCTGGTGGATTTTGATAGGAGTGGCAATATGTATTGTGGTAGGAGTTACCTCGATGGCATACGTAGAAACCCTATACATGCGGGCGCAGTTGAAACAAGAGATGAAAGAGTTGCGCAAACTTAAACGCGAACTAAAGGAACAGAAATGAATGACTTATTCAACTTGCTTAAAGGCATTGCACCTACTCTGGCTACTGCCGTTGCTGGTCCTTTGGGTGGTGCCGCTGTTAGTGCTTTGGCTGCTAAGTTTGGTGTTAGTGACTCTGTTGAAGCGGTAGCCAAGGCTATCTCTGGCGACCCTGCCGCAGCCCAGAAGTTAGCTGAGATGGAGTTGGAGTATTACAAGACAGAACAAAACAACCTGACCGAGCGCCTCAAGGCGGATATGAATTCTGACTCTTGGTTGTCTAAAAACATACGCCCTGCTACCCTTATTTTTCTTTTAGTGGCGTATAGTGGCTTCGCCGTAGCGTCCATCTTTGGTTGGGAGACTCGGGGTGCATATGTAGAACTCTTGGGTCAATGGGGCATGTTGGTGATGTCGTTTTACTTCGGTGGTAGGACAATGGAAAAAATAGCAGACAAGGTGAAGCGATGAACTTATCCGAACACTTCACCCTAGAGGAAGCAACGTATAGCGAGACTGCTATACGCATGAATATAAACAATCAGCCAGACGAGAGACAACTAGAAAACATGAAATCGGCTGCAAAGCAGTTGGAGGAGGTGCGAAATGTCACAGGCGCTCTTCGTGTTAACTCTTGGCTACGCTTGCCTGATGTCAACGTGGCTGTTGGCGGTTCTAAGGTATCCAGCCACATGGATGGTTGGGCTATTGACTGCTCTTCTTCTGTTCACACTCCTTACGAAGTATGTCAGCTTGTTTTAGGCGCGGGCATCGAGTTTGACCAAATGATTCACGAATACGGTCGGTGGATGCACATATCCTTTGCGCCTGAGATGCGTCAGCAAGAGTTGACAATTTATAAACCAGAGGGAAAATACAAACTTGGCATCCTGACAGAAGCCCAATACCACACAAAGTAATATGCCATTACAAAAACTACAGTTTAGACCCGGTGTTAACCGCGAAGGCACGACCCTTTCTAACGAGGGTGGCTATTTTGACTGTGACAAAATCCGTTTCCGTTCTGGCTTTCCTGAAAAGATTGGTGGCTGGCAAAAGGACGCTGGGATTGCATCCACAACTTGCCCAACAAGTACATTTGTTTCTAGCGGAACATCTACTCAGGCTACCGTTACTAACGGGGTGTTTTGGGGTGTAACCAAAGGTTTGTGGAACTGGATTAACTTAACAGGCTACAACTTACTTGCCGTTGGTACAAACCTTAAATACTACATACAGAACTCTTCTGGCGGTGCGTATAACGATGTGACTCCCATCCGTGTAACCACATTGGCAACGGAGATAACTTTCACTGCAACATCAGGCTCTACAACCATCAGAGTAAATGATGACGCGCATGGCGCACAAGTAGGAGATTTCGTTTGCTTTAGCAGCGCTGTTTCTTTGGGAGGTGCAATTACTGCAACCGTGCTAAATAGAGAGTATCAGGTTCAAACCGTTACAAGTAACAACACATACACAATTACATCTTCTGTCGCTGCTAACGGTAGCGATACTGGTACTGGCGGTGCGGCTACGATTGGCAACTATCAATTAACCACTGGTTTCACAACATTTACGCTAGGTACGGGTTGGGGCGCTGGTGGCT